CAATAGAGCTTCATAATCTACACTTGTCTCTATTTCCTCTGCTAATCTGATTTGTAATCGTTCTATTACATTCAACAAATATTTTTCATCTTTAGGCATATGTTATATCGTCTCCGAAATTAATGATACTGATATTGAATTAGAGTCGTCTTCATCAATAGCTAAAACTTGATCTCTTAATGAAGTGACATCATTTGACGCAGGAGTGACAAATATTTTCAATCTATCATCTCCAGGATTATCAAATGAGTCTATTGTCAAATTATTTATATTAACAGTTCCAGTGTTGTAATCAATTGTTCCAGCAGTCAGATTTAATACGGTAGCCCCTTGCAGACATCTAATCGTTCCATTGCCATCATCATCGAATGTTAAATTCGTAAGAGCTCCGATTGTATGTGGATTACTTGATAACGATCCGGGCTCAATAGCATTATTGAAATTCAATACTGTTGTATATGCTACCCCTAATTCATGCAGAAATCTTTTTTCTAAAACAATACTGGTGTCATTATTCAGTATAGCTTGATTAGAGTCGTCAATTAAACTTCCAAATACAGAAAATCTAAAGGTCTCATTAAACTTACTTAATGTAGAAGAAAAATAATCTTTAATCGTCGTTTCTACTTGAGTTTGTAATTGTGCTATCGTATCTTTTAAAGTTATTGCATTATAATGAACGCTGGATGTTATATTGAAATAAGTCAAGTCAGGATCTACAATTATTGGTTGCATCGGGATGATATTGAATTCTTGCAATTCTGTCTGAATATCAATCTTTACTGCTTCAGAATATTTCTCTAATCCAATTGGCTTCATGGCTAGAAAGATTTGTCCAAATTGTGGAGGATCATTTTCTTCGCCACCCCAGCCTGTAATGATATCAATATCTTGTCTGATGTCTAATAGAATATTTTGATAGTCAGTTATCGTTACAGCTCGGCCTTGAGTCTGATATAGCTTCGGAGCAAGGAATTTTATAGACTCAATTGATTCATGATCTGCTCCCCCAGAAGCTACCTGTGAAACAGTAAACGAGAAATTACTCGATGACAATCCAGCAATTGTATCGGTAGCAACAAATGTGCTAGCACTATTAGAAGCGTCACCTTTCGTGACTAAATATGAAATATTGATTATGTTTCCGTTCAATAAAGCTCTACCTACCACATCGTTGCCGAATACCAATTCAAATTGATTATCTTCTACTTCCTGCAACCAATATACTCTTTGATCACCATCAATAGAATCAATTGTCGTTGCTCTTATGAACGGGAAGGTAGTTGTATCGCCTGATGAATTCTGAACAGTAACGGTTAAAGTAGAAGTGTCAATACTATTATTTGGTATTACAAATCTTTGACCGGATAAGGAAGTATCAACAGTCCAATTGAAATTTAAAAAATGTCCTTCATATATATCTAATCCTGTAGCAATATAGTTTCCTCCATCTTCTAATATCGTGACATCTTGCAAAGTGCTGAATGTATATGTAGTGCCGTCTTTTGTCGTATTGAATTCAGTCCCTGCTTCAATAATTACAGATGGAGGTGTTCCAATTGGAGTCAATGTCACATCTAATTTTGCATTAGGAGCAGTCTTTGACTTAGGAGTATAATTTAATTGCTTAGCTAAAGAAACAACAGACTCTCGTAAAGTCGCTGAATCAAGAAACATTTCATTACCAACTAGATTGGCGTGTAGAGCGATATAATGAGTATTGTATGCAAGCTGATCCAGAAGGATATTCATCCCAGAACCTTCAAAGTCGAAGTCTGAAAACTCTGATTGACTCTGTAAGAATGTCTTTAGGTTATCCTTAAGAGCATCAAAGTCAATTTCAGTAACACTTATTTTATTTGTCTTGTGCGCCATTTATTATCTCTTTTTCTTTCTAAATTTTTCTATAAATTCTCTGTATGTTTTCATGCACAATCCTTTAATTGGTCTGTAAATATATCGTTAGCTATCTTTTCTTGCTTAGTTAATTCTTTAAAATGCTTTCGTGGGTTGCCACACATATAGCATGAGCACGGCTTACGGGTCTCAGCCCATGTTTCATCTAAATAGGAATTCTTTAATCGACGGACCATTCGATTATGATGATGTCTATTTTCAGCTGATATCATTATAGTTAAGCCTTTGAAAGAGTTCTTTATAGTTTCATTAATGTATTTACTATTCCAGAAACTTGTTTGACTAACGCCTTACGTTTTGATATATCCAACTCTTTAAATGCTAACCTATAATAATTATCTTTCTTTTCATCTTTTGTCATTGCAATTAAATCTCCCCATTCCTTTTCGAGTTGGACAGGATCTGTAATTATAGTAGCTTCTTGTAATTCTCTATATGTTTTCATTTATCTTCCTTTTCTAGAAATATTTCTAATTCGATTATGATGATGTCTATTCTCAGCTGAAATCATTTCTTACCTGAATATCCATTTCTTTTTGTTGAAGTCAAACCACCCAACAAAAATTTCAGCACCATTAGTTCCACCCGTCTTAAGCGACCAAGAAAAATGAGCATCAATAGCCAATTGTGTATCATTGACCATTCTACCAGAATTGAAATTTTGAATAAATAATTCTTTAAATGCGCCTACCATTACTCCGGCTTTTGATACGATATTCCCAGATGAATATTCCACTCCACCTCTTGAATTGATTTTCGGTTTTATTTTCATCGACGCACCCGTCTTTGATTTAATCATTGCTTCAAATCCTCCCCAATTAACAGCATCTAATTCAGCTTGGGTAGTTTTTCGTTCTTCATTTAATTTGTTTGCTTCCATTAACTCTTTATATGTTTTCATTTATCTTGCCTTTTCTAGAAATATTTCTAATTCGATTGGTGATGTAAAATTTACTATGAAAAATCTTAATTGTACGTTGAATCCATTCTTATCTTCTTCTGGCGTTACAGTCAATTCATCTATATTGACTCTTGGCTCAAAGTTAATAATCGTCTCGGTGATCGCATTTCTTATGACTGATGCTGTAATTAATGAAAGAGGTTCAAACAATAATCCAGTAATACCAGAACCCACTTCCGGATGGAAAGGCTTCTCATAGAAATTAAGTAAAAGCAAGTTTCTAACGGAACGCTTAATAGCATCTTCGTCAAACTTCTTAACAACATCTTTAGTGACAGGATGAGCTATGAAATCTAAATCAAGATCAACCCAGCTTCTTACATTAGTTGGCATTTATTTGATCCTTTTAATCATATCGTCAGCATCTAGTAATGCAGGGATAATTTTACTAATATCTTTCATTGCCGCTTGTGGGGCCATGAAGTCACCATCATCTTGAAGATCCTGAAGAATATCAATTATCTCTCTGATCTTTTTTGAAGCATTGCGAATTGCTTTCGCATCTACTTTCTCTTGTAAATCTCTATATGTTTTCATCTTATTTACTCAATTTAAGGTTATTTAATAAATCTGTCAAATCTAGTAGGAGATTTTTCTGATGATTTGCGTTCTAAATGATTACCTATTCCTACTAAATGACCTTCCATATCACGAAAAACAGAACGTAGAGCAACGCGTGTTTGTTGGGAAGGATTCTTTTTAAATTCTTTTAATTTTTTATCTGCATCTTTCATTTTTTTCTTCATTGTATCAAAAAGTATTTTGAATGCAAACATATCAACCCCTTCAATAGGGTCAAATTCTCCTTCTTGTAATTCTCTATATGTTTTCATTTCTTATCCTTTATTAATTATTTATAATACTTATATTCCGGCTAGAGTCTTTAATTGTGGACTTCCAATACAGCCTAGTAATGGTAATTTGAACGGATTGTCTAACCATGCTGATATTTGTAATGCACCCATGCAAGCGATTATCTCAGCAATAGCTGTGTCAAAGGCGGTATCGTCTGCAGAAATCATTGCTTGTGCTCCTGCGACTAAAGCATCGGTTGTGCCGGGAACTTGACACGTGAGATTATCAATAGAGGCAATCAAGTTTGCTTTGTCAGCGGCCGCTGTTCCTCCAGTAATCGTGCTCTGAATTGCTAATGCTGACACGTCTCCTACTGGAAGTCCATCAGTTTCAGCTTTAATAGTTACAAGGCCTGCTTCACCATTATAAAGACTTCCAAACATATCTGTTGTAGTATTTGATTGAGGCTTACCAAATTGATGTCTT